GAGCGGACAACATGTATCGCTTTAGTGCTTTTTTGTACTCTCGCTTGCGGATGCGTTCGCGCGTGCGTATTGCTTCCGACTTGGCTTCTTGTCCCCGTGGATTCCCTACCCGTCGATTCGCAATGGTCGCGGGCGCGAGCGGTGGCCACTTGATGCCCATCTCGTCGGTGCCGCCGCGGGCCTTGGTGATGTACGCTTCCTTCACGTCCGTGAGTGCCCCGAATCCTAAAGCCGAGCGGAACCCTTGTCCGATACCGTGTTGATCTGGCTCACGTCCGGACAGAATGCCGCCCAGAGTCCGGGCGATGCGGCTTACGTCCTGTCGGGTGCCTATGAATCGGATCGTAGTCATTCGTACTTGCGGTCGTATTTGGTAAAGTCGCGGGGTAGCTTGCTGGGCGCCGTGCTGCTGTTGGTGCGAGTTACGCGTGATTTATTGCGACGATATCGCTGGTCAATTGCAAGATTGCTCATTGTCGGAATCATCTGGTCCCGCAGCGCGATGCCAGGTAGGCTGCGCCTGTCTGCGGCAATGGCTTCCAGATGACCTTGGATGCGCTCCCACTCGGTCTCCATGGAATCAGGCACAACATTGCCCCGCCGCTGGCAGAGAAAGCGACAGGCAATCACAGTAGCCCAGCGGTTAACGATCGTGCTGGTCTGTAACTCGGCCTGTGCATATCGCTCCGTCAGGAATAGGTCGAGCTCTTCCGTGGCTTGGTTGATGCAATCGTCCGTGACGCCCGTATCGGCGGTGTTGTCCTCGTCGTGGTCCGCGAAGTCGATCACCGCATTGGCAGACAAATAGCGGTTCATATCCGCTTCGGTGCAGTAGACGGGGCTGATGAGTGTCATTGTTCCACCATAAAAAAAGGCCGACCGATGTGGCGGCCGGCCTTAGGGCTACACGAAAGACGTGGTCGTTAAGTCACCGTCACACCTCGGGCGAGTGGTCGATATCGCACATGATGCGTCCAAGTTCCCGTGGTCGCACCGACTGCCGTGATTGTTTGGATTACGCCCGCTGGAACCACGACCCTGCCCGCTTGGGCGATAGCTGTTCCCGTGGCAGTTACAACGGCCGCATTAGCAAGTGTTCCCGTGATGTTGACGATGGTCCCCGCCGCTGCGTCCGCAAGGCTGGCCGACGCAGCGCAGAGATCCGTAGCCGCGCCGTCTGTTGGATCGGCCGTATATTTCAGCGTCGTGGCGGTCGCATCGTTGAGCGTGACGCAAACTGAGATCAGGCTAATGATTTCAATTGGACCACCAGCAATAGTAAAGATCGTTGCCGTACCATTGGCGATAATCGCCGCAGCCGTTGTCGCAACCTTTTCTTGCTGGTCATAGATCTCCCGCAAGACTTCCGCGATCGATACAGCGTCGCCCGGTGCGGCTGCTGCGGGATAGGTTACGATCCCCGCTGTACCTTGCTGGCCGTCGTGAATGGATCGCAACACCCCGCCGAGCGATACGCCCGCTGCGGGCGCGGCTGCCGATGGCCATGATGCCGGGCCACTCGGTCCACAAAGTAGTTCGTCGATGTTAACGCTGGCCATTCGTCTACCCTATGTTTCCGTCTACCGATAATGGTAACCACAGAAATGAGAACTCAATCACGCCTGATGTGACCGCGGCGGTTGCGGTCGTCAGCAGGATATTGGAACCAACCACCTTGTTCGTGATCGCATCGCTCACTTCTGCTTCTGGGGTGGCATCTTTCCAAAACTCGGTGGCGTCCAGATCGGTTGCGGTTGTCTGTGCGATTAGTGCGGCCGTATTATTGGTTGTACCAAGCTCGATCGTAGCTGTTGCTCCTGCAAGCAGCGTTGAGCAATACGCACTCAGATGCGTAATCAGCACGCGCCCCGTTACCGTGGCGATCGTGTCGGTGCCGATGTCGCCCCACGTGGTGCCGTCGAAGGTGACGGTTTTGATGTGGCTCTTGGGCACCCGCGATAATAGTGCATGTCCGGGCATGATTATTTCCTAAAAGACCACTGTGCCGATTGCTTGCTGGTTCGGGATGTCGCTGATCGGCAGCGAGTTGTCGAGACAAAAGATGTTCGTTGTGGTCGGGTTGTAGGTCTTGTTCGACCACATATAGAGCCCAGCTCGTACCGTTTCCGGGCCGCCGTCGTATTCCGCGATCGGCTCGCTGCCAAGCTGGATGTGGTAGGTGCCACGATCCGGTGAAGGTAAAAACCACGCGGTGTTGTCGGCGATGTACTTCGTAAAGGTTTGCGAGCCACGGGCGCCAAGATTGATTCCTTCGTCCGTGATGTAGAACGTGACGTTGGGCTCACACGACAGAACGCCAGTTTTGACGTTGACCGGGCTGCCGTCCGCACGCGTGCCCACGACACGGTTGAAGGTTTGGAACGGCGTGTTGGCAATACCCGCTTGGCTGGCGACATGATCATTCTTGATGATGTATTGCCAGAGGCTGTTCTGCACCATCACATTCTCAAGTCGCCCGCCGTAGAGCGATTGGAAAGCCGCATCGATCTCGCCGAGGTGCCGTGGAATGTCCGCGCTCGGGTTGTCCCACGAGACGTCAATGATGTTGCTACCCGTGCCCATATCGAGCTGTGTTTGGTTGTTTGCGGGCAGCTGGAAGTTGATCTGGAAGCCTGTGCCGGTCGTGAACGACGGGTAGAGCGAGTCGCCGTCACGAATCAGATAGAGCGAATCGCGGATCATGCCGACAGTCAGGGCTGCTCGCCAATTGGCCGCACGCTGAGCAACATACTTGGTTTGCAACTCAATCATGCGGGTGCCAGCTACGTCGCGAGCGTTCTCATCGCCGATCTTGCGTAGGTTGTGGAGCTTCTCGGCTGGCAGTTGGATCGATTCGTGCATCCGAGGGTAGTCGAACCGCACGACGCCCACACGTTGCGGCTGCACGACTGCCGCGGCATGGCCTGGCAATCGCCCCTCGGCAACTTCGCGGGTATTGTCGAAGACATCGTAACTGCCTTCGCGCCCGTGGCCTTGGTTGATCTCGTTCCGGCCCCCTGGCTCGAAGCCAAAGAATCCAAGGATCCACTGTTCCGCCACCATCTGCCGCGAGACAAGCCGCGAAAGAATATTCGGACGGAGGAGGGTTTCAATAGCTGCCATCGCTTTGTTTCCTGAGCGCTGCCCGCAGCCGTCGCCCGTTGTTTATCCATCGGCGGAACCCTGGGCAGAGGGTAGCTTCGGGCCGTCGCCCTAGCCGATGGTTAGGTTGTTTTATGTGACGCTAAACGCCGCTGTGTTTCCTGCGTTGTAGGTAACGAACCATTTAGCAACCGGAACCGTGATCCCCATGTCGTAGATGCCTCGTACCTTAACCCACGATCCGTTGTGCTGGTCAGCCGTTGTGTACGTAAGGGTGTCAACGTCTGATACTGCAGCATCGGCGGTCTCGCCAATCATTACATCGGCACCACCTGCAGTCGTGACGACTAACTCACCTTCCGTAAATGCTGGGTTTGCTGTCGATGTGAGGCGGATAAACGTGTATTCAAGGCCAGGTAAACATGTAGGTAGCGTGACCGTCGTGGACCCCTCGGCACTCATCAGAAACGTCATGCCGTTTTGTGCCGTCGTTGGCGTGAGAGTCGTTCCAGCGACAGATAGCGTTCGGTTGATCAGTCCTGTCTTGAATCCTTGCGGATCGTCATCCAAAACACATCCCATGATCTGTAAGTTGCGACGAGCCAGAAACTCGTCATCGTGGCCTACGAATGCAGCGCCTTGAATTAGCAACGACGAGGCAACCAGCGGTGCCCGCACAATCGGTCCGGGTGGGATCTTGTCGACCGCCGTGGCGTATTCATCGAGCGTCGAGAACTCTTGGGGGACCACGCCGTAAAGATCTTGCGTGCCGTCTTGCGCTTCCGCATCCCATTCTTCGAGCTCACCTGACGAGGTTAGCATGCCGACCAACAAGCCGGCGCGAATGGCAGTGGTAGGCGAATTCACCGCATCAGCGATATCAGCGGAATAGACCAAGCCATGATGTTGCAGCACGCCGATCTGATTGCGGTCACCGCCCCAGAGTAGATTGGTTTCCACTGAGTTGGAAATCGCTGCGATTCCGAATTGCTCGTACATTGCTCGTCAACTCCTGTGATGCGGTTGCCCGCTGTCGTTGTCTAATTTCGCTTGAAAACGGCATCTACGATTTCGTCCGCTTCCTCGTCCGAGATATCGCCCGTGAGCGAAGTCGGATGTTTCGTGTCTTCCAAGCGGCTCATCCGCGTACGCTGCTCACTCGTCCAGAACGTACCGCTAGGGACCGCTTGTCGCGACTCGATCCACTCTTCCACGGACGTGGGGACGTGGTTGCCCTCGGGATCCAGGCTTAGCCGCACAGTGCCGAGTGCCTCATTCTTGGCCTTGGCTTCGGCGGGGGTGCATCGCCCGGATTCCAGTAGGTGCTCTAGCTTCTGCTTGACGCTGGCTTGGTGCTGCTTGTCGGCGT